TGGAAAACAATACGTGGTCTGTTGATAAGTGAATTGTAGAAAATAGCACTAGAATCCAAGTTCTAATTTCTTGAGTCATGATTCCCCTCCTATCCCGTGGTGCTGTTCTGCGGAGCGGATGCCTTCTACAAATGATCCGTAAAACCAGTCTAGTGAACACCTTTTATCAATCTCCTCCTGAGTCATAGGCTTCCTTTCTTGCGCGGGTCTGGTGTAGAGGTTGTGCTTGCCAACTGGCAATAACTTTATTCCGTGAAACTCATAAGGCCCTTGATCGGTCTCTTTAACATCAACCCACGCCACAGGCTCATCTTCTGGCTCGCAAATAAGGTAATTACGGATTTCTTCAAAAGCGTTATTTAGCCTTTCATAGTAAGCATCATTTTCATCGCAACAAACATCATAAGCATCAATTGCTTGTATCAACAGTTCGCGTTCTTTATTCATCTGTACACCTTTTTGGTATGGCACAAAGTTCTATAAACTTTACTGAGCTTCGCAATAAACCTATTATCCTGTTTGATAAGGGCTTCTTTTACATCAGAGTCCCATTCCTCCCTTTTAAACGGAAAAACCACCATAAGTGGTGTACCAGCCTCAAGCAAGAATGATTCGTCTGCTAGGATCGTTCCTATGAAGTTCACAGGCATGTTGTAACTGTCTGTATCTACAATCCCCGGAAAAAGCCTAAAACGAGACTCAAAAAAGTACTCAGGCTGGTAAAACATGCATGAATAGCCGGGAGGAGTCTTAACCAGCCAATGATTGATGTATTTAAAGTAATCTCTGCGCTTTTCCTTGATAGCTACAGGACACTGGCCGTGCCTATGAAACTCAAGCTTTTCTCCAAGCGTGTAATCACAAAAATCGACTGGATCTCGATCAATTAATGGCGTTATAACCACATCATAAGTGTTTCTGATGATATATCCGCTTGTCATGTAGTCTTTTACAGGCACACAGGACGTAATGGTGTAGGGAGAAACACTGCCTGCTCCACCGTAAGATGGAGCGTCTAAAGGGTCAAAAGTGGCATGAGGAGTCTCTTTGAACCATTCAGGAAAGTGTTTTTTGACAGGTTCAGGCTTATAAAGCTCCATAGATAAACTGTCATTGGTAATGAACTCAATTTTCATCATTTTCTTCCTCATCATCGTTTAGAAACGGAAAGTAATCGTCTGTTTTCCATAAATCTATAAAAGCCAATATGGTGTAAACAGCAAATGCCAAACCACCGGCAATTAAGAAATAGGTCATCTCAAACCTCCTAGTTTCATTTCTAAAACAGTACACTCGGCGCCAATACCTACTGGACGAGTAGCTGTGCATTGCCAGTGCTTTGAATCAACAGTAAATGTGTTTACTGAAAATATCATTGACCAACCTATGAACAAGATGGCAAATGAAATCAAAACAAATGCTGCCTTTACATAATTGACATTAAAGTTCTTCATGTTCTCTCCCATACTCAAAGTGAATCAGTAGTTCTATGCAATGAATGGCTGCGAGAAGATCTCTCTTGCCACCTTTCTTTCTAAAACGAGTAATGTACTTGATGGCCGTGTGCTGACAGGCGTCTAGCTTGTTAGCCATGCTGTACTCCATTGGCTGTATTGACAGATCCTTGTAATGACTGCCGTCAACCTGAGTGTTTAGTGGATTGTCTTTCATGTTGCCCTCATTGATTGGAGTGATTAGATTACTCCTATCATTAGCACATTGCAAATGTTTTTTTATCAGTTTGAGACGCGCAACAGTTTTCCGACAGAGCCAGATGCTAATATTTCGCTAATTCGTGCAATTGACCGTCCACAAGCTTTACACCTGTCTTGGTCTACATGTATCCCGTAAGGATGAGAAGAAGTTACTTTCCATTCGGCCATACCTTTTGGCGTAGTAACTCGGTGGGAATGAGGGCTAGTTTCCCCTCCGCAAGAACACTGCATATACCCCTCTATATATATCTTCTACGTCTACTATGCTGGATGGTGAACAAACCTAGCCCATCCTGAGAGCTAGGAGTTCCTTCATGCTGGACGGAGCCACGCAACCCGACAGTCTTTCCGATTTCTTGCTCTGTCTTCGCCAGCAAGTCCTGCTTCTCAAATCTATCCCATAGTGCAGGTTATCCCCCATCCCCTACTGTTAAACAATGTCCGAAAGGATGGGCGGTCACATAGAAGGAAAATGCGTCATGGGAGTAATTACCCAATCGGACTCAAATTTCTGCCAATAAAAAAGGATTGGTACTACTCCCGATCAGAACCCCTTGTTATCACGTAAAGCGTTTCAGGGGGCGGAAGCAGTCCAATCCTTTCTTATCAGTTCTGATGCTGACGGCCTTAATATCTCACACCTTGAATCGCTTGTAAATACTATTGATGGTAGAATGATAAAAAATATTTTTTGGGTGTGATATGGCAAACGTGAATATTGTAAGTGCGCCACTTGGAGGCAATCTCCAAAGCCTTTTGATGTCGGATGATATCCAGCCGGGATCAGAGCCGTCTTATCAGCTTTGCAAAACTATCTACACATACCATCCACTCGGTAAACGATTAGTAGACGGCCCATTAGAAATGGCTTTGTCTAAGCCTAGACTGATTTCTGTTCCTGATGCTCCAGATGACGTAGCTACTAAAGCATTCCAAACGGAATGGGACACTATGCGCTGTGATCATTACATTATGAACACGATGAGACTGTCTAAAATCTATGGCATCTCTACAATTGCCATGTCTTGTGAGGAATACCCTGACAACGTTCCTATTCCTCCAGAAGAGATGTACAAGATTAATCTTAACTTCAGAGTCTATGATCCGCTTAACACGGCAGGATCTTTGGTTCTGGACCTGAATCCTCAAAGCCCTCACTTCCTAAAGCCTGAGATTGTTCGAGTAGCCAATAAGCCATTCCATCCATCTCGCACCTGCGTAGTGATGAATGAAGATCCTGTCTATCTGTCGTTCACATCATCTGCATTTGGTTATGTAGGCCGTTCTATCTATCAGAGAGCGCTATACCCTCTGAAGAGCTTTATCTCTAGCTTGATTGCTGATGACTTGGTAGCTCGTAAGTGTGGCGTGATCGTAGCTAAGATCAAGCAGCCGGGATCGATTGTTAACAACATTTCTACTGGTCTATTTGCAGGCAAGAGAAACATTGTTAAAGAAGCAGAGACAACTAACGTCATCTCTATCGGACCTGATGAAGACATCTCAAGCATTGACCTGAACAACATTGAAGGCGCATTAATGATGAGCCGTAAGCACATCATTGCTAACATCGCCTCTGCTGCCAACATGCCTGAACACATTCTTAGCCAAGAGAAACTCTCTAACGGCTTTGAGAGTGGTGGAGAAGACTTTAAGATCATTGCTGACTATATCGCTGGCGTACAGAACGAAATGATCGAACTGTTCGACTACTTCACTAAGATTGTTCAGCGTAAAGCATGGAACCCAGAGTTTTACACAACCGTACAGAATCTGTACCCAGAACAATACGGTGATATGTCTTACGATGAGTTCTTCTACGACTGCAAGAACAAGTTCTCAACACGATTCCCAGAGTTAATCGAAGAACGCGAAGAAAAGAGACTAGACACTGAAAAGCTAAAGACAGAAACCATTGTGAACGTAGCTAATGCGTTCCTGCCTACGCTTGACCCTGACAACCAAGCCATCTTGTTCCAGTGGTGTGCAGATAACCTCAACGCCCTAAAGATGATCTTCCCTGACGAACTCCAGTTTGATCTGGATTCATTCAGAGCCAATGCTGAAGAACAAAAGCAAAAGGAAGATCAGAAAGCCAATCAAGAACAGATGCAGGCTATGCAAAACGGCGGTAATTTTGGCGGAGATCCTAACTTGACTGAAGGTAATGAAGTCGCAGATGACTCAATGCCTAAACTAGTAATAGGTAAACTTGGTCTGACCTACGAATACGAATGAACAATCAGTTCAAGACGGTTCTAGATCAAGCAATCACTGAATTTGGTGAACACGGCTTCCGTGATGCTGCCATATTAGCTGTTTGGCTATTATTGTTGAGACAGGCCCTAAAATCGTCGATTTCTCCAGAAAATAAGGCAAATAGCCGTGCTAAAGCCAGTTTGACACGAAAATATGAGCTTTTAGTCAAAAAACGTCGAAAAATACCCCAAATAAAAGTAGATCAAATACGACCTGATTTACGTAGAGAACTGGAAAGAAGAGTCATTGCAACGCAGGGATTGAACGGTTCTATACGAGAATCAGCCGTTGCAGATGTCATTAGACGCTTTGAAGGCTGGGCTACATCTGTNCCAGAAGGTGGTAGCGCTGTTAAGAAGCGTCATATAACAGACTTTATAACCAAGCCTATTACGAAGATCCGCTTAGAGGACTCTCGTGTCCTTGAAGACCAAATGCATAAGCTTGCTATGAATGTAGAAGCAATCATTGCAGACAAATGTGGTGCAATAGCTGGCGTATGGCACAGTAAATGGAGACAGGGCGAACCTTACCGACACAAACACGCAGCCTTTGATGAAGAAGTGTTTACTATTGCCGATAATTGGGCTATTAAGAATAAATTAATGAAAGTCGGTAGTGCTGGATATACCCACAATATAGAGGCTCCGGGTGAGCTTCCATACTGCAGATGCAGCTACGACTATGTGTATGATATTAAAGATCTTCCTGATAAAATGGTAACTAAGAAAGGTCGAGATATTTAGTTAATGGTTAATGAATTAGACATCGCCAAGCAGATCGCATCGGGTGAAGCACCTTCTCCTCAAGTGCTGGATAACTGCGCCTTATTCGCTTTGCGGGTAACTGGCACTGGCGTTGCGTTCAGATCTAAGATCGATCAGTTCGTATATAGAGATCCGGTGTTTTATATGAATGACGAGTTCATTCAAAGATGCGCTGGCATCCCGGTCATATGGGAGCATCCCGACACTAAAAACGGAATGCTCGACAGCAAAGAATTTGCCGAGCGAGTTATTGGATCAATCATGTTCGGTTACCCTGTTGGGGACGATGAAGTCTGGGGTGTGGCCCGAATATATGATCAAGATGCAATAAACGCTATGATGGCATCACAACTCTCGACATCACCCTGCGTAGCTTTTGCCGGAGGTGAGGTACGTCAGGGAGAAAATGGAGAGCCAATTCTCTTTGAACATGAGCCTGTTTTCTTGGATCACTTAGCGATCTGTGAAGAAGGCGTATGGGATAAAGAGGCTGGCCCTACTGGTATTGAAATACAAATCGCAGGTGACTCTATGGAAATAGAAGATACAACTCCGGCTGCTCCTAGCCTCGAAGAACGCTTTGCAAAGCTTGAAGCTCTTGTAGAGAAGGTTATCGGTGCTGAGAAGGCGGAGGCTCAAAAGATTCAGGCAGATGATGCTGATCCATCATCCCTGATGGGTGATCCCGAATTGGGAGAAACCGAAATTAAGGCCGTCGATGCATCCCATGATCTGGATCAAAATGCAGCCGTTACTACAGATGACGATTGCAGCTTTGCAGCAGATGATGGCGATGATGACGATGATGATGATTCCAAAGTAAAGGAAACAGACGAGATGAAAGACAAAATCGTCGCAGCCGATGCTGCAAACAAAGCGATGATGGCTACGATTGCAAAGCTTCAGGCTCGAATTGAAGCAATGGAATCACCAGCATCTGATGAAGACCGTAATGCTCTGTCAATTGCACAGCGTAAAGCTGACGCAGTTTATGCAGCGTTTTCTGACTCTGCGCCTACACCACTCGTAGGTGAACAGCCAATGGCTTATCGCCGTAGAGTTCTTGCTGGACTTAAAAAGCACTCTGATACATGGAAGTCTGTAGACATTTCTGCTATCAAAGATGAAGCAATGCTGGGTATCGCTGAAGAGAAAATCTTTGCTGATGCAGTTGCGGCTTCTAGCTCACCAGCGACGATTGGTCGCGGAAATCTGGTCCCACGTAAGCGCGTAGCTGATTCTGGTCACACCATTATCGAATACAGCGGTGATCCAGAAAATGTTTGGGGCGCTTTCAAGCATCCTAAAGCATCTGTTACTGGCTTTAACAAAGGAGTCCACTAATGTCTATCTCAATTAATCCCTTTGTAACTACGAATGCATATGGCACATTCAGCACTCAGTCTGATGGTTATGTGCAGGGTGAGTTCCTCGACGATCCAGCGATCCGTTTCCAACTTGCTGGTGGACCTTTGGCAACTGCTGAAACACTCCCAATGTGGGGTGGTGTAGCAATTTCTGAAACCACTGACAACTCTGGCACAATCGGTCTGGGCGGTGCAATTGCTCGTGCATCAGCAGAAGCTAACCTGACTGGTTTCTCTGTATTCTCTCAGGCATATGCTTGGGTACAGACTCCACAGTCTCCAGTGCCATTGGCTGCTAACGGTCAGACGATCCCATTCTTCCGTTTGGGTTCTAATGCACGTATCCCAGTTGCATGTGACGCTACGTTGGCAGCTTCTTTGGCTAGTGGCCTAATCAACCAGCAGGTTGCTTGGGATTTCACTAACCAAGTTCTGATTGCGTACACCACAGGTACAGCGCTTCCAGTTAAGGTTGTAGACGTACAGATCGGCAATAGCAAGATCGTAGCCTATGATCCTGTCACTGGCTTCGCCACTTGGACAAACACGGGCAGCGTTGCTGTCATCCAAATCTAAAGGAGCAATCAGATGGCTGGTTCTACAAACAGTTCTTTTATTACCGTCAACCCTAATTACATCATGCCCGATGTAATTCTGCAGTATCAGCAGCTTTCAGGGGCGTTTGACATTCTTCCAGATGGCAACCCAATGGTTCGTCTTGGCGAAGGTGACCTGTATGTGTACGTGAAGAAATTCGACGTTCGCACAAAACAGGCGTCTGGCCAGACTGGCTACAACATGCTTCCCGGTGCCTCTATCGTACCTAGCTACATCAGTACGCCAACCTACTTGGTTCGTACTCGTGCTGAGTATGATCATCACGACATCGCTGCAGCAAGCGTATGGGGCTACAGCCTGCCAGAAGCACAGCGTTTAGCTATGCGTCAGGGTATCTTCCAGCAGCTTCGTAATGCTCTTCTCTACGGCTTCACACCAGCCAACGGCGAAGGCATTCTGAACACTGCTAACGCTACTCGTCTTAACTTGCCACCTGATAGCAATGGCAACACTACTATCAGCACATATGACAATGGTCAGTTGGCTATTTTCTGGTTAACCCAGATTGCTGCTGCTAAGACTCGTATGTTGCAGATTGGTATGCCACAGAAGATTGTCATCACTTCTCCACAGAGAGTGTTGGCAGCTATGCAATACCAAGGCGTAGTTCAGTTGACTCAGTTCCAGCGCGAAGGCGCAGGCGTTAACAGCATCACTGGCATGGTTGAGTCCGTAGCTGGCTGGTCTGGCGACAGCGTTGAATGGAACGTGGATGACACTCTGATTGGTAAGGGTTCTGGCGGTACAGACGCTATCATCCTGAACATCCCAGAAGTGAAGAAGCCTACAACGACTGGCATCAACACCAACGAATTTGCGAAACTGGCTCCCGGCCTCGAAGCAACTTCATTGATGCTCTGCGACATGGCTGCTCCACGCGAAATCGTGGCTCCTCTTCCCGGTGGCGCAACTGACGTCCTGATGGAACTCCGTGCAACCTCTGGTTGGGGTCTGCGTCCTGAGTCCATCACTATTGTCAGCGCAGCTTACTGATAGTTGGTAGAATTGAGGTGCGGGGGGAAACTCTCGCACTTTCAATAATTAAGGAGCGCAANATGCCTAAATTGTACGTATGTAATACATCGCAACAGAAGCATGAATTNATCTACCGGATNCCCGAAAGACTTCAGACTTCTGCGCCTATAACNATTCAGCCCGGATCACAGGCAATGATCATTGATGCACCCTCAGAAGTGCTTGATGCCATCGTTGANNANCACCGTATCTATGGCATGAAACANCAGAATGAAGTGGATACCCGTTCATTTAACGGNCTNATTTATTCTGTTGATAAACCAGTTGAGCTGGAAACGATTTTCTTGGCTGAAGAAGCCAACACTGAAGTGCTACAGGCACAAGGTAGCGAGATTCGTCAGAATCAGGCTGCTGCTTTCAGTGAAAAATTAGACTCTGAGTTAGATTCTTCAGTAGCTTCCCTATCAGTTGAAGTAATTGAAGAGAAGCGACCCGGTGTTGACTCAAGCCTAAGCGAGACTATCGCTGTAGACAAACCAAATAGAGGACGTAGGTAATGGGGCCAACGCTGGAGGGTTATGTCACTTTTATAAGGACCGTTGCAGGCATTGACGCTATTGCTTTGCCTGATAATTCTCCAGCGATAACCACTTCCTACGGCGCTGCTCTAGAGATAGTTAACCTATCTATTGGAATGGTGTCCTCCATGATGTACCCCGCTGCGGTTTATAACCTAGGGGTAGATCTTTTGATCCATTGGGCGCCCGATGTTGATGGATCAACCTATTTCGCTGATGCTCGTAAAGCATACGGCACATACAACTTTGTAGCAGGTGTTCTGTCTGGTAGCCATGATGAGTCTACTGGACAAACCATAAACAACCCTGATTTCTTTAAAGGTATGCAGATGTCTGATCTGTCTAACCTAAAGACTCCATTTGGTAGAGCATATTTAGCAATAGCTCAATGGTACGGCCCCACAATCTGGGGTGTTTCGTGAAACTCCATCTAGGTGTAGAAGTTGAACATCCTGATTACTACAGTAGTGGTCATCCTAGTTACACTGCTAATCATAAATCGACTGCTGATGTAGCTAACGAGCTAGAAAAGCAATACGGGATCATGCAAGTGTTTTTTGATGAACATAAGCAACAGATTGCCGATACGATAGCTAATGCCTTGTTGCAGGGTATAAATGGCGTTCACTCTGATCATTATCAGCTTGAAAGTATTGAGCGTGATTTTAGATTAGATGTGATCCAAAAGCAGTTTGATGGTAAGACGAAAAAACCTTCTCCTACCAAAGCAAGCCTTATGGGCGTTAGTAGCCGTAGAAAGAGAGCTACGGGCGTTCCTCGCCCATCTTTCTTGGATGGCGGTGAGTATATGGGTTCATTTAGGGCTTGGGTAGAATGAGCATTCTAAACGAGCAAAACAAGACTTCAGAATCACAAATGGCGTCTGCGCTGAAGCAGGGATATTCTCAGCTATCGGCCAACGAAACCATAACTCTTGAGAAGTACGTTCGGTTTATTCTTCCGCTAGACGGTTATGTATTTTGGATTAAGGCCAGCCAATTGGTCTATCCATATCCTCCCGGCACACAAACTGTAACCAATGCGCCAAACACCATAACGGTACAAGGTTCATTCCATTACTCATCTACTCAGGTTCAGAAATCTGATAACTCAACAGGTATTCAGGACGTCATTCTGACAACTGATTATGAGCTTGTTGACTTTGATACATTGCAACCAAGTGAGATGTATATTGGATTGTATGCATCATTCCGATTTGGCTTCTCTAAGCAGGGAAATTACTACCAGCAATCCAATCTATGGCACTTGCGTGGTCAGGCTATTTACCCTTATATGGAGACACAGATCGTAGATGACTTGTCTACGTTCGATACAAGCTCTGTAATCGTTTCTAACAGCCTTCCAATTTGGTTGGCTATGAATGCATATGCTCCAGTCTATCCGTCGTTCCTAGTGCCTGAGAATCTCACTCCGCCATATATTGTGGCGATGATTGAACCTAGTGAAACGAAAAGCTTACAGCCAATCCCTTGGGTCAATACAGAAGGAATCTGGCAATTAGCTAAGGACAAAGTTCATTTGATTATTTATGGGATGCGTAATGAAGAAGTTCAGAACTACGTCCAGTACATAATCCAGCAAAGTCTTTACCCCGGTCTATTCGGTATTTTACAAGCGGGGTTTAGTGTTCAAGATGAAAAGGTTCTGCAATCAGAACTCAATGTCATCGCTGAACAAAAGCGCATCACATTGGATATAAGTTATAACCAACATTCGTTATACTTGTATGCGATCAAGTACATACAGGATGTGCTACCCGTTGAAGTTTCAATTAATCCATTCCCTGCAGGAGAATAGAAATGCCTCAAAATCCTTTAGCTGCAACAGTAGCCGTCAATGCTTCTGGTGTACAAAAACCCGTTTTAGTTGATATTGGCAACCGTCAGGTTACCGTACCATCAACCTCTTCTAGACTGAACGTAACTGCTGCAACTGTTGTTAAGGCATCTGCAGGTTTCGTTGCTAGCGTAAATGTTATTGTTGCTGGCAGTGCGCCCGGAACATTAAATGACTGCCTAACAACTGGCGCTGCTGCTGCTGCGAATCAAATTGCAGTTCTACCTAACACTGTTGGAAGCTACGAGCTTGCTTTCCCTGCAGCTACAGGTATCGTAGTAGTTCCCGGCACAGGTCAGACTATCGCCATCTCTTACGTCTAAGGTGACATCATGGCTAATTACTGGAACAAAATTGTTCAGCTTAATGTAAGCGAGACAATTGCTGCTACTCCAAGCACACTGCAAGGAACGGCTGCTATATTGTCAGTTGGCTCGACGCTGCAAAACACTGGATCACTTACATTGATCGCAGGCGCAGGTCAGTTGTCAAACTACATTCTGCCCCCAACGATCATTTCTAATGCATCTTGGTCATCTGGTCTTGTCACAATCACGACATCTACTCCAATAACATTTGCAATTGGAACAACGATCCCAATTGTTGTGAGTGGAATGACGCCAATTGCCTATAACGGTACATTTACCGCCACGGTAGCTGGTGCCAACTCATTAACCTACTCTTTGGTATCAAACCCCGGAACTGCAACCACGTTTGGTTCACTCATCACGGGATATCAGCAATCTTTAATTGCTGCTGATGCAACATGGTGGGCAAATGGATCTGCTGCTGCTTACTACCTGTTTGAAGCAGGCGCGGTAACAAGGGCTGCTGCTCTAACTGAAATCCAATCTTACATCGCAGCTAACCCGCATACAGTGTACGCATGGGTTCTGTTATTAGGATTTGACTCAGAATCAACGCTGCCAGCGTTCTTGTCACAGTACGAAGCTTTGAATGCTTTGGTTACGTTCTACGTACCTTGCACAACTTCGACCTATGCATCTATCGCTGCGACAAATGCTAGAGAGGCAATGGCAACCATTCAGTCTCCGGGCGCTGCTGCAACGGAAATGGATGTTGCTGCATATGCTCAGTTCCTGACAGCATTCAGACCTTCACCTACAAACCGTCTGCCTCCATCACAGTACACGTATACGTATGGCACAACAGCCTATTCACCAATTACGAATGCCATGATGGATACACTGGTTGCTGATAACATCAACTTTATCTCAACTGGAGCAGAAGGCGGAATCTCTAACACGATTCTCATAAAGGGTGCGATGCTTGATGGTACCCCAGCTAACGTAAAATACGCTATTGATTGGGTACAGATTCAGTTGGATCTTGCCTTATCAAATGCAGTAATTAACGGAAGCAACAACACGTTGAATCCTCTCTACTACAACCAAGAAGGCATCAACAGCTTGCAGGCAGTAGCAAGAACAGTAGCTGTTCAAGCTATTTCTAGCGGTCTTGCTCTTGGCACAGTAAATCTGGTTCAGCTTGATCCTACGGTATTTGCGAACAATGTTGCTAATGGACTCTATGCTGGTCAGTTTGTGATCAACGCAGTTCCATTCAACCTGTATGTGGCTCAGAACCCATCTAACTATGCTCAAGGCATATATGGCGGTTTCCAAGCATCATTTGTACCTCAGTACGGATTTACGCAGATTGTCTTTAACCTGAACGCGACACAGTTTGCTTAGGAGTAAAATATGAGCAATCCATTACTTATTCCCGGCAATCTAAATCGGGTAAGAGGTTCGATAGTTGTTGCCAGCAACACCGCATTGAACATTACGGCATCTTATCTTGGTAAAGACGGTATCAGTCTTGCTCCAGAAGGAGATGCGTCTACAACCATTCAGCTTTTGACAAGCACCACGATTAGTGAAGAACCGTATCAGTTGGTAACTGTTACGGCCAACATCACGAAGTCTCTGGCGTTGTCAGCGGCTTATCTGGAACAGATTCAGAAAAGCACGATCCTCGGACAGTTGATTGTCAGTCTGGACACAGATGTAATCCCTTCGTTCACCATTGAGAACGCTTCAATCAGCAACTGGCAACAGTTGTCGGCTGCAGGCACTCAGGCTGACTTCCCGATTACATTCCGTGGATACTGGCTGATCAACAACGATCTGTGGTCAGCTATTTAGTCTGAACATGAATGGGTGGGAACGGAGGCATCCGGCTGGGATTTGCGCCCTAGCACCCCACC